GAGACAGTGAGACTGCGTGGTTGTCTTCAGATGATCCGATTGTTCGTAGAGTGATTGATAAATGTATAAGTAATTGCGATAGACCTTTTCGAAATTGCGAAGACCTACAAGTTTTAAGATACAAAGAGGGTGGTTTTTACAAGCCTCACTTTGATGCGTGTAGTGAGAGAGAGGGGTGCGTACCGTCGGAATATTCAAATCAACGAAAGTATACATTCATAATCGCCCTGACCGATGATTATGAAGGTGGTTCTACCAGTTTTCCAAATTTGGACAAGAAGTATAAAATGAAAGCGGGTGATGTATTGAAATTTAACAATTTAGATAATTACGGTCTCGTATGTGGTCAAGCGCTTCATTGTGGTGAACCAGTGACGTCTGGTAATAAATGGATTTGTAATCTTTGGGTTCATACCTACCCATACAAGAAAGAAAACTAATATTTTTTCTCGTCATTTTCATATTCATGAGGATACATGATCGCTGAAAAAACAAGCGCTGGCAGAATTCTTTTAATGATTTCTGTTTGTCGTCGTTCTTCTTCATAAAATTTAGTTGGATTTCTGATCCCATCATAAAGAGTTTGAAGAGACTTTCTAAAATAAAAATAGGACAATTGAAACACAAAAATAATTTTTTTCATGTTTATTTACTTACACTCGAATTCTTTAAATAGTTGCAATGAACTCCCATCGTAGTTCATTACAAATCTTTTTGAATATTACATCTTGTTGGTACAATTTTTCCTTTGATTTGAGTAATGGAAAGTATTGTAAATATTGGTCTTCACCTAACAACTCACAAAACTTGTACAATACATATGAATAACTTAAAAAATTTTTACGTTCGGTTGGGCAATATTTATCGAACGGTTTTTGAATATCTTTGAACATGATTCGTAACTTCTCTTCCAATTCCGGGAGCATGTTTGGAGGTTTAATTCCATTTAATATATTTGAGATATACGGAACGTGTTCGTAATATTTATTCAATTTCAATTTCTTCAACAATCCTCGTACTTTTGCGTGTGTGATTTCTTCTAATTTTTTGATTTTCATTTTTTTGAGTTCTAATCTCAATTTTTCAATGACATCTGGCGGAATATTTGTCATTTCTTGTGCTTGAAACTGTGAAAGCCATTCATTAAAATGATTTTCTCTTTTATACGAATAATTTATAATTTTCTCGGTTGACTCTTGTTCTTCTCTATAGGTCAACTCTTCGCCGGCTATGGTATCCACTATCCTTCCACATCTATCACATACTATATCACTCGTATCTGTAAGGAATATAATATTACTCTGTTCACATGTTCCACATATGTCTTGTTTTCTCTCGAATGGTTTATCTACGTTTATTTTTTCTACATTTACTAAATAATCAACGTATATGTCTTTCCTTTCCAGACCCTTTTTGACTCTACACATGAATACATTATCTCTTGAGGAGGAGGAGGAGGAGGATAATACATCACTTTCTTCGGCATCGGCGTGTTTTGACATATAAGGCATACATTTCATTATGTATGTGGCCATTTCATTTTCATACATTGATTTATTGTTTGGATCATTTTTTATTTTTTGTGAATATTCATCCAAGGTGTTATTAAATCTGCTTAAAAAATTACCTTCCATTAATAGTAATGTTTCTTAAACTTTTAACCCCTATTATAGTATGGGTGTATGATACATATTTTTGGCACAAGGATTATGAAATCGTCAATCGCAGTTTAGAATATACTATAGACCCTCACGCCAAATATATAATTTCGAGTGATTTTTGGATTGGCGAAGAAAAGTATTGGAGTCGTGACATCACCGAACATTTTGTAGACATTACGAATGTTGATTTGTCACACCATCTCATTCCGGCGAATGTGATAAAGTGTTTAATTCACGTGAAATATTACTATAGAAACCGAATATACAAATATATATCGAATAATTTTGATTATATTTGGCCTCCACCAAATTCAAGTGATATGAGTTTTAGCATGCCTATCGTTCGGGCTGTTTTAATGGATCACGCGGCCACCCAGAAGATTGATGTGACTAAAAAGATAAAACGATTTGCTGGACCTAAGAATAACTTTTACAATAAAGATATTCTTATCCGGGATATGTTTTCATTTACTACAGATACATTAGAAGAAGAGTATCCATATATAGTTATATCTGATATTATGAATAATGTTAAAGCATATAAAACGAGTGGATATATTAGGCCTCAAACTTCTACTTTAGTCGCAAGGTAAAATCGTAATTCGCCTAGATTTGCAATACTATATTTAAGAATCAAAAACCTATTATCATTTTCTTGAAGCACCTGGACGCTTGAGCACATACTCGTCGCTTTCGTAAAAATATTGAGATATCTGAGTGAGTATATACCTTCTAACACCTTGTCAATAGTTTCAATACATTCAATAGATGTTTCTTGATTTGCAAAATCTCCACAGCAACTCAATGAAATTTTATTTTTTTCTCGTCGTATAAGAATTTCATTACCTATGTTGCTCATATCTCTACATATTCGTTGAAAATCAACGGATGGTATAGATGTCGCAACCGTCATTTCAATTTCGGGAACTTCGTAGACATTTTCGTTAATATCTAAGAGTTTCAATTCAAATTTGGTTGTTGTTTTTTTATTTTCACTTATGATTTCTACATTCATAAATTCTTTACAGTCGATAGATAACTGTAGAATATCATTATTTGTTATAGATTTCAAAAGTTTGAAGGTGTTTGACATATTGACACCGGCGATGATTGGTTCTTCACACTCATACTCTTCAAAATTATCGGCAGCGAGAAACAAATCTATCAGTGATGTTCTCGCGGTGTCAAGGGTTGTTATATAAACACCATTTGGTTTGAAATAAATATTGACATCATTAAGAATATCTTTGAGAACTTCGAAACATGCTTTTATAGCCGATGCTTGCACTGTGGATAATTTCATCTCTAAATTACTTAAAAGGCCACCTCTTTATGTTCCATTCAGGTAGATGGTGGTGCGTTTACACTCGTATATGCGTCTTTTACATCTCTGGTTATTCTTTCTTGAAGTTCAGGAGTCATTGACGGTTGGAGAGATTCGCCGTATTTGTCTATGGAAAATCCAGAACCGAAATCGTCGTCATCATCATCGAGAGATGAGAATGAACATTTACCACCTCTAAAATCGCAATTCGTAATTTCTTGACTGGGGAGCAATGATTCAAACCAATTTTTGATTTCTCTTCCAACCAATATTTTTCCATTTGTCGTCAAAAGTGTTGGAACATTTTTAACTTTTGACTTGATTTGCGGAGGAATGCCATGTGTATTGACATTGTGAAACTTTACGTGATTTTTGAATTCAGGATGTCTATTCAGGTAGTCGACTAAGTCATTGCTGTGTGAACATTTTGGACTGTATATCAGCAGAGACATCTTATAATAATCGATTTTTTATTTGTGAAAAAAAATAACGCAACTTAGTATATGGTGAACATATTCAGAATAGTTCAATTGTTAATTCTTCTATTCATCGTCTATATACTAGTTGATGCTCAGAAGGAGAAGTTTGCTGAGATGTTTGGTTTTGCGGGTACCAGAAACACTAAATCCCCTGAATACATGATACTCAATGATACACTTGAAGATTTGAACATGTATACTGAAGTTCCGTTGAAGGTCGACCAATATCACTTCCAGGAGATTGTCTTTGCGTGCAATAAATATGTCGTTGAAAAACTTGATGCGTGCACTTATATCATTGAGACGTCAGATATAAAGCAGTATTCTGACACCACTGGTCGAAGTATCATTCGCGTCATGTTCATGCTTGTGAATACGACTGGATTTGCAAGTGGTTTAGCCGTAACTTTTGATGTGGACTACGAGACAAATGAAGTGCTCGGTGCTCGAACTCAACCTTCTGGTATAAATGCACCCACGAATGTCGATGCCTATACTTCAGATGGCACTGGTCAGGAATTTATTAATTACGAAATTGTCAAACAAACAAGTCAATTGTCCAAAGATGAGTTTGATTCCGTGAAAAATAAATTTGCATAAATAGTAATGGAATGCAATGCTTCGTATATCCGATGTAGTAAAAGTTGATTATGAGCGTAAGCGTATACGAAAAGAAATTTACACCCGAATTTACGAACAATTTTGTCGAAAAATAAAACAATCAACGGAGATGGGATACAAACATACAATACTTACGGTTCCATCCTATGTATTTGGATATCCAACGTTTGATAGATACATGGCTGTCGATTATTTATTTCGACAATTTTCTCTCGGTGGTTTTGATGTACACATCATTGATCCATATTCAATATATGTTTCATGGCTTGTTCAAAAGAAGAAGAGCGTTCCCGATCGCGAGACCGAGACCGAGCCTAAGCCGTCTTCCGAACCCGATATCCTTGAAGATTTTCCAACATTAATTAACTTGAAAAAGGCGGCTGATAAGTATCGTAAAAATAAAAAGCGCGCGTAGTCTCCAGTCAAAAAAAACACACCTTTATCATAAATGGACAACAATCTCGCGATTCTCGTTGAGGCAAAAAAAGAATATACCGACAAACTCTGTGAATTGTTGGCTCCACTTATGATAGATGTTTTTGACAAAATGTTTCAGGAAGCAACCACTTTATCCAATAATCGTAAAGTTCTTCAGATGTTTCAAAAATTATTAAAAGAAGTTCCAAATTGGTCGAATGCAATGTCAAAGCAACACACGGACAATGTGATAAATAAATGTTCTTGGTTTGGTGATTTATTGGCTGCTGTTTTTGTGAGTCATGTAAAGATATTGTCATCTGTCCGTCTTCGCGCTGGCAATAAAAAATTATCCTTGAAATTACCGACAAACGAAGTTTTTGTTCAAACATGCTATAATAACGCTGCTCGTGATTTGTATAACGATCCCTATATTTTCGCGGAGGTTCAGTCTGAATATGTGCGAGACAAAGAACTTTTTAAACGTTTTAGTGATTCTATCGAGATGACTGTTAAGGAATTGATTCCAGTTCAGCATATTCTTCAAACATACATGAACCAAAATGAAGAAGGGGGAGAAGGAGGTCGTGACGAGTATAACGTAGAAGAAAGTGAACCCATTGATGATGAAGATGTTGCTGCCGACGCCGAACCCATACCCCCCACCCCCACCGATCCCACAGTTGCAGCCGCAGGAGAGGAATATGCACCCCCGGGTCACGAAATTGAACCACAACCCGATCACCATATGGCGGTGGCGGCTTCAGGTGAGAACCCTGTTTCAGATTCACCTTCACCTTCGCCAGTTCAAGAAAGTTCAGTTCCATTCGACACGGAGGTTGGAGTGAAAACGATTAGCACTTCACCTTCAGAAGAACGAGAAGAAAATTTGTTTGAAGACGCACCTGAACAGCGAACAAAAAAACTCAGTTATATGTAAATGGAACTCACAGAGACACTTCGCGATCCGATGGGAGCCGCGATGGTTGCGGCTGGTCTAACTATTGCATATTTATATATTAAAGTTCAAATGAACAATGAACCTAAAAAAGAACTTAGTTATTATTTGCGACCAGCGGTATTAAATGCCGTGATGGTTTACTTTATAGTTGACAATGGTGTGTCTCAAAAAGAGACGCTTTCGCGAGACCCTTTCTAAACTTAAAGATTATGTAAAGTATATAATATAAAATGGCTTCCGTTTCTGCTTTCAACGATATGATGGGTCAATTTCTGGCTGAACTTCACAAGACTTTCCCCCAAGAGTCTGGAATTAAAAAGTTCATGACATCGTTTGAACTTTTGCGTAAGTCGAACCCTCGCAAGTGTGTTGATGCATATATGTCTAGTATCAGCCATTATTCAAGCAAGATTTCAAATAAGGATGACACGTTCATCACGGAGGACATGGCGAATGTTGAATTTCTCCGGGATTTGAATATCGGTGCGTCTTGGGAAACTGCTTCGTCAAGAGTGAAGGATGCGATTTGGCAATATTTGCAGACGTTGTATATGCTTGGTATGGCTATCTCTGCCGTTCCAGCAGAGACTTTGAATATGATTGAAATGTTGGCGAAAGATACAGCAGATAAGATTCAATCGGGTGACGGTCAATTGGATGAGGTTGCTTTACAGAAAATGATGAGTGGTTTTCTTGGCGGTATGTTGAAAAAATAAATCATTATAATATAATAAATGGAGAACTCCAGGAATGAGACGGCTTTTGATAATCCACTAAGTCTCTTTGATATTAATAAGGTTTTTGATTTTTGGCCAAATAGTTCTCAGACTTCAGAAGAACGAGTAAATGCAACTTTGCGATTTATTATTTATGGGACTTGCATAGTCTATGTCATTCGTCGTGATGTTCGTATTTTTGTTTTAGGTATCATGATGGCTGCTATTGTCTATATTATGTATCAAAATGGGATGATTAAGGAAGGTATGTATAGACCGGCATTTGGTGACGACCAGTCTCGAGGAAATTGTCAAGTTCCAACTCTTGACAATCCCATGGCGAATGTGTTGTTATCCGATTATAGCGATCGCCCCAATCGTCCCTCTGCTTGTTACAGCCCATCGGTTGCTCCTTTGATTAAGAAAAACTTACATGACACCATCCCATTCGATTCCGGTCGTTCACGTTCGCCAATGCCTGAACAGCAACAATATGCCGCATCTCGCCAGTTTACATCGATGCCAGTAACAACTATACCTGGGGACCAAACGGGTTTTGCGGAGTGGTTATACGGTGAAAAGTTTAGCCCAATTTGCAAATCGGATACTGGGATGTGTAGTCCAGACGCTCGCGGTGCTCAACTCGGAAATTTCCGTGGTCTCGACCTTGACGGAAATAAGCGACAATAAATATTCTTAGTAGATAATAAAATGGGGTTAGATCCTTTTCAACTTCAGCCAGATTTAATGCGAATTCAAAACCCAGCCGTTCCTTCTAATTCTGCACTTGACCACATTTTTTCGTATCCTCAATCGTCAAGTGATAACTATGGTGGAAGCCGTCCCAATACGATGCTCTATGGGACTGCTCCGTATATGGCGGGTAAAGGTGCTCCGGCACATTTGATTCAATATAGCGATGAACTTCGCCCACAAACAACCGATCAATTCAGAAACACAGCCGTCGATGTGTATGAAAAAAATCTATTTCCAGTCCACAAGTCTATGCCAGTTCCCCCTCTTCCCCGGACATATGATCCAGTGAGCTCTCGTGCTCAAATTCAGAACAGTATGTTTGATATGCGATATAATAAAAATATCAACAACTAATAAATGGCTGATCCAATCTCCGTTTTGGCAATTTTGGGACTTGTTTACGCAGGTAGAAGTTTAAGTAAATCAAGTAAATCAGAAACTTATCTCGCACAACCAAATCCAAAAGATCTCCCCAATGATTTTGAACCGTCGTCCAGACCCACTGATTTCCGTGTAAACGGTGACGAGCGAAATTTGGTAAATAATGAAGTTATAAGTCCGTTTGGTGACATTGTGAAACAAGAACGCAGTAGCGGTCAAGAAATTTTAGAAATGAAAGATCGTTTCTCCGTTGACGGTCGAATGAATAACCTTTCACCCATTGAGAAGAAACTGGTTGGTCCAGGTCTCGGTATAGGTGCCGATGTGCCCGCCGCGGGTGGGTTCCAACAATTGTTCCGTGCCATGCCCGAAAATGTTGGTGCTTACCGTTTGACGTCACTTCCAGGTCGTACTGGTCCAGCAGTAGATATTAGCGGTGGTCGTGGAACCGTTCAACCTGGCGTCGGTTTCAATCGCCCAGAAAAGACTGCTTTCCTTCCCGAACGTCTTCCAAATGTTCCAGGTCGCGCACAAGGTCAAGGGGGTGCTCTTACAGGAGAAGCCGGACGACAAAGTTATGAACGCACCAAACGCCCAACAAATCGTTCAGAAACAAGCACTCGAACCGATGGGCTCAACTTTGCACCGGGCAAACACTTTGTTGGTGCTGAAACACTCTCTCAAGACCCAACACGAAACAAATCCGATATTGCAGACGAGCAATACAAATACAACAATCGTGTGGCTCCAGGTGTTTCAAATTTCCACGGTGGTTATGTAAACTCGTCGGTTATTGACGCGATAGGGGGCACTGTGAGAACCCCAGAAGAACTCATGAAATTAGGTCTTCGATACAATAATAGACGCTCAATGCCCGATCGCCCAGGAAATGCTGGTCGTATGAATGTGCGAGCGGATGCTCTCAACCAAGGGGGGCTTCTTACAACCGCTCGTTCAGACAACAACCGATACGATGGTCGTATCAATCCAGTCAACGCCGGATGGACACAACAATATGTCATGCCAGAACACCAGAAACTCAACGCATACAAAGGACAACAAAATACGCGTCTCGACCTCGATATCGCAAAGAGACAACTCGCCAACAATCCCTTGGCACACAGTTTGTCCGACTAATATAAATATATTTATTGAAACGAATAAAACATTCATTAAAATTTTATACATACATTTTAATGAGTGCGAGTGTGAGTGATTATGTTCTCAATGTCAGAGGTGATGGAACTACCAATAGCGTCGAAATTCAGTTGGAAAAAGAAATTTTTGAAGTTTCCAAAATTTCAGTGCTTTCGGGTAAAATATACACACCTCAAACCACAATATGTGCCACAAATAACACTTTTGATGTTGATAACATTCAAGTCTCCTTGGATTCAAAAAATTACTCCGATGGAAATGTCTTGGCGTTGGACTTACAAAATAAACTAACATCATTGTCAACAAATGTAGAAACTGTTGTCTTTGATAGCAATACATCATCTCTTGTATTCGGAGGCGGTTCAAATAATTTTACATTCAAATTTTTTAGTGGAACCAATGGATATACACAAAATGTTCCACTCACGACACCTCATGAAGTGCTTGGATTTCCAGCGACAGATATAACGTCGACTGGTTCAGTTCTTCGTTCAGGAGCCATCCAACTCAATGGACCAAATGCACTCATGCTTCGTTTCAGTTCTGGTTCAGATATTTTCGAACAGGATATATTCTACGGAAATCCATTTTATACGGGGACTATTCATTTAGAACAGAGAGAATTTACAAATTATATTGGAAGAAATGATTTATTGGAACATAAATTTACATCTGGTAAAATCAAAACACTTCCCGGACTCAAAATTGAATTCTTTTATCCAAGTGATGAAAAACTCATACCGTATGATTTCATGAATAAGAACTATTCGCTGAAACTTAAGATTACATGCTGCAAAGATCGTTTGAAAAATACACTAAAAATAAAACGAGATGTGTCGCTACCGCCGCCAATCAGCATCCCTGAATTTGAGGATGGTGATCGTTGGGAAAATTATAAAGTTTATATGTCTATTGTATTTATACTTATTATGGGTGTACTTATTCTTTACGTGGCGCGATAATATAGTATTTATCGGGTAACCGCGTAGACTGGTTGCTGTGGCTTTTCAACGGATTTGTTGAGGTTGCGAACAATCATAAAGACCAAAATCGAGAGGATGGTCGTGAATAGGGCAGTCAATGCGTAGTGCGAACCACCATTCTTGTTCACACGGATAATACTTTGCGTCAAAAATCGGACGAGATCCATCCAAGCAATCGCGGCGGCGAACGAAAAACCACCGACGATAGAAGTCAAGGATTGAACTTCAACTTCGGAAGCAAAGGTTCGGATAACTTGGCTCATTTTTTTTTATATTAATGTGTTAGAAAATTATTCTGGCAAATAGTCCTCCTTGGTCATTATCGTCCTGAATGTTTTACTCGGTTTCTTTTGAATATCAAAGGATACAAAGTCTTCAAAACATGAATACTCACTACACTCACTCGCGCGTTCGCTCTGGTCATCTACATCTATATATTTAAAACTTTTGTATTCATCACAAATATTCCAGCCTTCTGGGTCATTCATTATTATCTATCGCATTTTTTAAAAAGAGTTCAATTGGACTTTGGGGTGTCCAGTTTTCCCATTTATCAACCGCCTCATTCACTTTATTCATCATAACATCATCTCCTGAGTATCGCTCAAAAGCGGGGCAGTCTTTTGGATCAACAAGAAAGTCGTCGTCCTCGTCGTCCTCGTCGTCCTCGTCGTCCTCGTCGTCCTCATCGTCGTCTATAAATAGTTCACTTCCAGCGACACCGACACCAACTCCAACTGTATGCATTACGCAATATTTCAACGCGTATTCCATATCGTTTTCAATCATAACATCTCTGCCACATGCTTTCGCATATTGTGCGGCTAACACAACTGCATTTTCAATCACTGGTTGAACGATAGTAATTGCAGCCGAGATATAATCTGGTCCTTCATTTTCAGTCAGATCAAAACCAGTCCTCATTTAATTTATATACTTTGTATTCTTTTATCTTGTTTCCGACATGTATCCCTTGTCAAAAGAAAACATCTTATACCCTGTATAGTAAACATAAAGGGTCATCGATTCGGAAAGTCTATTAACTCTTGATCGTACGTATCCATCGGTTGAATACTCACCTTCTTCGAGTTTTATATCAAGAAATGTTTTATCTGAATTGAATTTAGAAAAATCCAAACTACCCGTAGATTCTAGATTCATAGGCGTCATGGAAAAGGAATATGTATAAATATTCTTTCTCGGAGTTGTTAAACGACACTGAAGAGGGATGTAATATTTGAAATAATTGTGGTCGGAAATAGTCACATCCGGTAAAGCCAACGAATTCAAATATAATCGTGCGCTTACTATTTTTTCAAAACGGAAACGACTGTCTATGAGATTTATACCATCTTTCACATAGTTGTTTTGATACTCTGGAATGAATAGAGTGCTGTTATATTCAATATCCTTGATAGGTATGGTATATTCATATGCTTTCTTACGAACGAACCAATGAATAGATTTCACTGGAATGGAAGGAACTAAATTCGTTTTCATTGTATTTTCATTAAGAACATTATCGATCGTCGGGTTTTTGAAAACCAAGTTGACCAAAAAGTCATATTTCTGTTTGATATAATAGGACCTGTCTTCTAGAGACAATGTTACTTCTTCTGTGATTATATTGAAATTATTCAATGTTGGAAAATCGAAATTGGTACGAGACAGAAACTTTGGATCCGATACGGCGAATGATGTTTGTGGCTTACTGAAAAACCAATAACTGTGAAATTCGATTTCTAGAACAATCTTCTGGCGATACATTGCACACAGTGGAAAATAGGGGCGATTTGATTTATTCACGTCGTATTCTGATGCGGCATATTTACGAGAAAAGAAAAAACGAAGTGGAATGAGTGTTGGAATAGTAGAGTTTGCACCGTATCCATTCACGATTAATTTTTCTTCATTTCTCACGTTATCTACGGGATACATCATTCGATTAAGGATGTAATCATTGGCTCTTCTCTCCGATGTATCGAGATACATTTCACTATAAATAACCTGCCAATCGTCGTATATTCGTTCTATCTCTAATTCATCGACCCGGAACGATATTGATTTTATAATGTGATTACCAACATCTCGAGAATATATACATCGAGGAAGTTCAATCATTAAATACATATTGGAGAGGAGATCACCCATTGATTGCGGGTTTAGAGTGACTTTAACTGTATTTCCTTCTGGTCCAAATGGCCAGTATTTTTGTTGTGTTGTATTATCTACTCGTGTTTTTCTGTGAAACCGTGTATAATCTGTATGTCTTTGGTCCGATTTAAACTGAAAAAAAGATTTCTCGATATTTTCTTCTATTAAATGAACATCCTGTCCTCCTATCGCATTCAAAGAAATGACAGCCGCAGTGCTTGGTCCAGAAACATCACACATGCTTGTTGCTTACTACTATATAAAAGTTTTATTTTATATTA